ATGAGGTCAATTCAAAGCACCGCCGTCGCGTATAACGACGCGCTCGTTATCGTTGAGCCGCCTTCAGGTTATTTGCTCAAGACTCCATTAGAGCAAGATCTGTGGGAAATGTATTCCAAAATGCGTTTGTCGCGAGATTGGAATTCTTCCGACTTAGTTGACTTGTATTGGATAGTTCGCATTGAAGCGGACTTAATGGACATCGATGAAAGCGTGCGCGAGACAGGAATGTTCGAATTGGACCAACGTTCAGGCACGCTTCGTCCAAGTACACCTCTTGCTGCTCGCCAAGCACTGCTGCGCGACGTGTGGAAAGCCAAAGCTCGCCTCGGGCTTACCCTTGACGCCAACTATCAGCAGCATCTTCTTAAGAGAAGTTCTGATAACGTTGTTGGGCACCAAGAGAAAAAGCCAAACGCACACATGCGGTTACTTGCCGGCAATGAATGATGGGTTCTACAACACGCCAGAATGGAGGCGCTTGCGAAAGCAGGTCCTCCAACGCGATAAGCAAACGTGTCAGAAATGCGGTTCATTTGGTAAATCGTGGATGCATGTCGATCACATCATTCCAAGAAAGAAGCGTCCCGATCTCGCTCACTCAATAAACAACCTGCAAACTTTGTGCAGTCGATGCCACAACAGTATCAAGCAAGCGCACGAGAAGAGAGAGGATCATCCGGGGTTCGGTCTGGACGGATTCTCACTCGACCACTGGACAAATACATAAAGGCCGCCATCAAGAGTGGCCCGATCCCTAAGGTCCGCGATTGGAGGTCCATAGAAGACCTAGATCAGCTCACTCGTGCTGAACGAGTGATGGCTTTCGCCGAGCACTTTTTGAAAGTGCCCGGAGGAATGAAAGCGGGGCAGCCACTTCGTCTTGAATTATTTCAAGAAGCTTTTCTCTACTCAGTCTTCGACAACCCTGCGGGCACCCACGAAGCGGTCCTTTCCGTAGCTCGGCGGAACTCAAAAACGTTCATTAACGCGATCATCTTGCTAGCGTACTTAGTTGGTCCGCTGGCTCGAGAGAATAGCGTCGTGGCCTCAGCCGCTAACTCTCGCGATCAGGCTGCTCTCATAGCGCGCGAGATGATGAACATGATCTTTATGTCCGAGGTCCTGAACGAGCAGACCCGAGTGGTTCCGTCTTCCAAACACATTCGCGGGCTGAAAAAGAACACAGAATACTTTGCCATGTCAGCCGATGCGAAGACTGGCTATGGTAAATCTTTGCTTGTGGTCATCCTTGACGAGGCCGGACAGATTCAAGGTCCAGAAACGCCTTACGTCTCTATGCTTAGGAGTTCGCAGGGAAGTTACGATGACCCGCTTTTCATTACTATTTCAACGCAGGCCGCATCGGATGCAGACTATCTTTCGACTTTAATGGACGACGCGATCGTTAATAATGATTCTCATACCGTTTGCCATCTTTACACCACTCCTGAAAGCTACGACATCTTAGATGAAGAGGGCTGGAAGTATTCCAATCCTGGGCTGGATGTGTTTCGCAGTCGTTCTGACTTAAAGAAGCAGCTTGAAAAAGCAAAGCGAATCCCTTCCCGCCAAGCTTCGGTCGAGAATCTCTTGCTCAACAGAAGAACGGCGCTTGAGCAGCGGTGGCTCGCTCCGAGTGTGTGGAAAGAGAACGGCGGCGCGGTAGACCATGATCTATTTACGCGGGCGAAAGTTTCGGTCGGTATTGACCTTAGTTCTACGCTAGACTTGACAGCAGCGGTTTTTGCGTCTGAAGAAGACGGCGTCGTTCATTTGAATCCGCTTGTGTTCACTCCAATGTCCTCGTTGGAGGACCGCGCTGAAAAAGACAAGGCACCATACTCCGAGTGGGTTGCGCAAGGATCTCTTATTGCTGTTCCAGGTCGCCATGTTGAATATGAGTGGGTTACACAATTCTTGGCCGACTATTGTAGAGAGCATGATATCGTTGTAGATATTGTTGCTTTTGATAGATGGCGGATAAAAGACTTTCAGAAAGAGGCAGAGAAGAACAATTTTGCGCAGGCCGCTGGGTGGATCGACGTTGGCCAGAACTTTAAGGATATGTCGCCTCGCATTGAGTACTTTGAATCCTTGCTGCTGAATAATCGTATTCGTCATGGTCTTCATCCTCTCTTAAACATGGCGGCTGCTAGTATGGTCACTATAAAAGACTCAAGCGGAAATAGAAAAATTGATAAGTCGTCTCCGCTGAAGCGCATTGACGCGGGCATTGCTGCTATCATGGCAGTCTACGCGCTTAAGGAAGAAGGAGAAAATCCATTCGAGGTTGACGCTATTATTGGATAACGCGTTCATTAAATTACCTGTTGTCTTTTCTAAAATCTTCTATTAAACTGATATTACCAGTTTCAGAATACGTCTGCGTATGAACGCACGTAATCGACCTGGGACGAACCGGCGCCGCAAACAGCAGCCGCAAGACCCAGACGACAGCTAAGCCCTCCTATCCTTCCCGCAACGGGTTCTCACGAGTCCGGCGGGCGTACTACAGGTGCGTCTGCCGTGGCCTACAAGCTTTTCTACTACCCCTCTCGCCGGACGCCCGTTGTGGCTACGTCTGCCGCTGCTGAGCGGTCCGTTTCAACTACCAAGCGGCTGGGCTCGCATAGGCGATAAAAGTTACAGCATTCTTGTTTACGTGTCAAGGTTTGAGCGATGAACCGAGCTTACTCCATTCTTGAAACCAAGGACTTTGACGATGCCAAGCGGCAGTTCGTCGGCATCGCTTCAACGCCGAACCCAGATCGCATGGAAGACATCGTCGATCCGAAGGGTGCCAAGTACAAGTTGCCGATGCCGCTGCTTTCTCAGCACGCGCATCACCTACCCATCGGGACGATCAAGAGTGCCACTGTAACCAGCAAGGGTATCAAGGTAGAGGGGGAAGTCGCTAAGGACACCGACCTTGACTATGTCGAGACTGCTTGGAAACAGATTCGCCACGGTCTGGTGAAAGGACTGTCTATCGGGTTCCGTCCGCTCAAGTACAAATGGATTCAGGATGATGAAGGCAAGGAGACCGGTGGCATCCATTTTGAGGAATGGGAGTGGTTCGAGCTTTCGGCCGTCACCATTCCTGCTAACGCAGACTGCACAATCGCAACTCTGAAATCTTATGACCAAGACCCAGTCATGCGGTCACAGGTGGTCAATGCTCTGTCTGAGCGACATTCCCGTATCAGCGAAGCCACCGCACGTATTCAGCGTGCCAAGGCTGCATTGGAGTTTCGTACCCCATGAATATTTCCGACAAGATCCTGGCCGTCAGCGCAGAGCTGGGTCCGAAGAAGAAGGAGTTGGGCGAACTGACTGCCAAGCTCGAAGATATCACGAAGCAGGTTGCCGAGACTGAGGACGCCGATCAGGAGGAACTGCTCCTGGCCGAATCCGAAGAGGTCGGCAAGCAACTGGACACCCTGACCGGCGAGGTTACCGCCTTGGAGAAGAAACTCGACGGCTACCGCGCCATCGAGAAGCGTTCTGCCGCAGCGGCTCGCCCCGCTGGCGAAAGCACCGGTGAGCCTTCCGGCGGCCCGGCGTTCGTCAAGCGCCAGAACATGAAGCACAAGCCGGCGCAGTCCATCGTCCGCCTGGGCGTGGTCAAGGCGCTCGCGCACCTGCGCCGGATGCCCGACAGCGCAGTGGCCGAGGAGCTGTACGGGGACGACGACCACTTCAAGGCGGTATACCAGCACGTGACGAAGACTGCGGCCCCAGTCGCTACCACGACGGATACCGATTACGCATCCGCGCTGGTGCAGGAAGAGGTCCGCGGTCTGATGGAGGATATTGAATCCATGTCTGTTGCCGCAGCCCTATCTCTGTGGGCGCAACGCTCTGGCGGCATGCTGGAGAACTTCGGTGGTGCCGCCAGTATCCGTGTCCCGGTGCTCAGCCCGACCGGTGCCACGCCGAGTGAGCCGGCATGGGTGCAAGAGGGCGGCGCGATCCCCGTCGGCAGCTTGCAGATCGGCTCCAAGGTCATCAGCCGTTACAAGCTTGCTGAGATTTTGGTGACTACGATGGAGTTGCGTGAGAGGTCGCTCGTGGACGTTGAAGCTCTGTTCCGCCGCGCAATTGCTAGGGCGTATTCGCGAGTGCTCGATAATTCGCTGCTGAGTGCTGCGGCTGCGGTTGCCGGCGTGCGTCCCGCTGGTCTGCTGAACGGCCTTGCTGGTGACAACACCGGCGCTGGTGACGCCAATGGCGGCATCGATTCCGTTACGGCGGATCTTCAGGCCATGACTGCCGCAATCATGGCGAACAACGAATCAGCCGTTCCGGTTCTGCTGATCAACAGTCAGACCCGTATGGCGATGTCGTTCATCACCAGCGCGCTTGGCGAGTATGTGTTCCAGTCTCAGCTCGAAAGCGGCCGCGTGCTGAACATTCCGGTGGTGTACAGCGGCAATGTCAAGCCGGCTGACACCGCTATTATGGTCGATGCTTCCAGTCTCGCCATGGCCTTGGACGTGCCGGAGTTCGACGTTTCGCAGGTCGCAACTGTGGTGATGGCCGACGCAGACGGCACAGCCCCCACTATGGCTGACGATGGCGCTGGCGCTGTCGGCACCGCAGGCCAAGTGCCGACCGGCATCAATGTCGTACAGGACGGGGTTACTCCGGTTCATGCTGCGGGCTATACGGCCCGTTCTCTTTGGCAGACCTACAGCGAAGGGGTTCGGATGATCGCACCGGCGAGCTGGTTCATGATGCGCGATGGTGTTGTTGCGCAGCGGACCAGCATTACCTGGGTCTAAGGTGGTATGATGGACGAAGTGGCAGGAATGCTGCTGAAGGGCGTAGTTGGGTTTGCGCTCATCTATGCCCTGCTCGTTTGGATCAAGTATGGGTAGGTTATTTATGCCATCCAAAGTCGTACTAAGACCCCTCAAGGGTCAAGTCAAGAACATTTCCGAAGCAGAGGCTAAACAGATGGTCGCCCGGGGTCGTGCCTACCAGCCTTCGCCGAAGCTGTCCCCCGGCGTCTACTTCGAGAAGGTCCCCAGCACCGCAACGATGTCGTTGGAGCCCGAGCCCGAGCCCGAGCCCGAGCTCGAGCCCGAGCCCGTGCGTGACCAGACCTACGAGACGCGTACCATGGAAGCGGCAGCCCCGGCAGCCCCGCGGCGCCGTTCCTATCGCAAGACGGGTACGCCGAAAGATTGATCATGGACCAGCCCCAGGACAAGAGCTTGCTCGTAGACTCCCGCGGCCAGCCGTTGGAGAAGTCCTATCCAGGAGCTTGTGGTGACGGCACCGAAGGGGCGTGGAGAGGACCGTTCTGGGGCATTGGTGAGCTAGGCGGCTGGCATGAGCTTTCGCCCCTTGAGGACGGCTGGCAGAGGAACTTATCTCCCTGGCTGATTAAAGCCTGTGGCGCGGCCTACGCGTGCAAGTGGGTCATTTCGCGGACAATCGCTAGCATGCCTGCTCGGCACATGCGCCGGTTGGACAACGGCGGGCGTGAGGAGATCAAAACATCCCCGCTTTCGCGAATGTTGCGCAACCCGAACTGGTACCAGACCCGTTCGGATTTCTTCTTGAATCTCGTCTTCGAGTTGCTGAGCTACGGTAATGCTTACGTTTTGGTGTACCGCGACGATTCTTCTCGCATTGAGTCTATGCACATCGTTCCCGCGGGCAGCACCGAGCCTTACATCGTTTCCGACACCGGAGAGGTTTTTTACGCGGTCGGCAACAATCCGCTGATCGGTGATATTCGCGTTCTGATTCCTGCACGCGATGTGATGCATATTCGCATGCACACGCCACGCCATCCGCTAATCGGGGTCAGTCCGATCAAGTACGCCACGCTGGCGATCAACATCAATACCAGTGTCGCCAGCAACCAAGCAGCGTTCTTCTCAAACATGTCGCGTCCGTCTGGCGTGTTGACGACTGAGGAGAAGCTGACCAAGGAGCAGATGGAAGCCCTACGGCAAGCTTGGTATTCAAAGTCCAAGGGGCTGAACGCTGGCGAAGTGCCGATACTCGGTTGGGGGCTGAAATGGAACCCCATGACAATAACCTCAGAGGACGCACAGCTTATCGAAGCCTATCGGATGAGCATTGAGGACATCGCGCGGGTCTTCGATGTGCCGCTGGCGATGATCGGCGATTACACGAAAGCCACGTACAACAACACTGAGCAGCTAATCAATAACTGGCTGTCGCAAGGTCTCGGCTTCCACATGAGCCATATTGAGCTTGCGATTGCTCGGTTGTTTCGTCTTTCGCCAGAAGAGTACGTTCATTTCGACGAATCAGAACTGTTGCGCACAGATTTTAATGGCCGTGTAGATGGGCTGACCAAAGGCATTATTGGCGGGCTGTACAGCCCGAATGAAGCGCGCAGGCGTGAAGGGTTGCCTGAGGTGGAATACGGCAGTGAACCACGTCTACAAGCCCAGGTTGTGCCTCTTTCACAGATTGAGATGAATCAGTCTGCGGAACCCGCACCTTCCGCACCGGTGAATGCTGAAAATACTGATCCGGATGCGGATGCTGGCGAGCGTCGTCTTTCTTTGCCCCGCCCACAGCAACGCGCGCTCGCTGCTCACACTTTACGAACCCTGCTTGCGGCATGAACGATTTTGAACCCCAAGCAATTCTGGAAGCCACTGCTGACGTGCTGCGTGAGCAGCGCAAGGAGATGCTTGGGCGTATTGAATCATTGGAGCAGTCACTCGGCGCAAGCAGTGCTGAAATTGAAGCTCTGCGTAACAGCATTATTCACGCTAACGAAGACGTAGCCACAAAGCTGCAAGACGCATACACTTCGGCATCTAAGCAGTATTACACCCTACAGGCGGAACTTGCCGAACTGCGCGGCCAGCTCGCGCGCATGCCTGCGGACCCAGCGACCCAGGTTGCCGAGCTGAAGGGGCGTCTTGATCAGCTTGAGCGCACCCCCGGCCCCGCAGGACGTGACGCCGACCCCGAGGTGGTAGCACGCACCCTGCTGGCCACCGACGGCTTCCTGGCGCTCGTGCGGGGCAAGCAGGGCGAGCAGGGTCCTCGCGGGCCGGCGGCCGACCCCGAGGAGCTGATTCAGCGCCTGAAGGCGGACACCGAGTTCCAGGATCTCGTGCGCGATCTACGCGGCGAGCCCGGCGCTCCAGGTGAGGCTGCCGACGCGAGCGAGGTCGCCGACCGTTTGATGCAGAATCCCACCTTCCTCGCCAAGGTGGCGGGGCAGGCTGGGCGCGACGGCAAGAATGGTGTTGACGGGGAGGACGGTCGCCCCGGTAAAGATGCGGACCCTGCCGAGGTAGCCAAGGCGCTCGAGAATAACCGGACTTTCTGCGACCTCGTGCGCGGCGAGAAGGGAGACACCGGTGACACCGGTCCTGCCGGGCGCGACGCGAACGCCTTGGACGTGGCGGAACGTCTGAAGCAGGACAAAGAGTTTCAAGTCTGGGTCAAGCCCGACCCAATTGAGACGGGGAAACTCGTAGGCGAAGAGTTGCGACGTTGCGATGAGTTCGTGCGTTCGCTGCGCGGCCAGGACGGGCGTGATGGCGCAGACGGCGCAGGCGTTGACGTTCCGTTCTACGAGGAGGGGCAGGTTTATCGCGAAGGTGCCACGGTCCAGTGTGCGTTCGGCAAGCTTTACCGAGCCGTCCAGGACACGGCGCAGCACCCACGCGGCTCTGATCACTGGAAGCGCGTCGGTCTCTATGGCTTCGACTGGTTGGGAGTCAAGGACGAGAAGAAGACCTACGAGCCGGGCGATCTCTATATTGACAAGGGTTCCACGTTCTTGGTATTGCCCGATGGGCGCCAGAAGATGTTTGCCCAACGCGGCGCGTCCGGGCGGCAAGGCGAGCCCGGTAAGGATGGAAAGGACGGGCGTGATGGCGCTACGGTGATTGCAGGCGTTCTTGATGGCGAGACTTTGAGATTTGGCTTGGACGATGGAACAAGCTTTGATGTAGACCTTGGCGGGATATTTCGGAGTTTGGACGAAGCCGCCAAAGATAAAGCAGAGCGAGCTGCTTTGGAAGTCGCTGAGCAGCTTGAATGTGACGAAAACACGATTGCATTTACTTGTCACAGGGGCGTTTGGTCTGCGGGCAAATTTTATAGAAAAGGTGACGCGGTTACGTTCAAATCCGCTCTGTGGTTATGCTCAAAAGAGCATGAGTCCGGACAGAATATGTCAGACAGCTATTGGCGGCGAATAGCGGCCTTATGAGCATTCTTAGCTTAGCGATGCGGATGGCCTAGATGACTGCTTTATTTGCATGCGGCCCTAGCCAAAAGACAGTTATTGTCTCTAGCACAGAGCCATCGGCCGTTGTCGATACGCTGTGGCTAGATATTGGCGTGAGCCCTCCGGTGCTGAAGGTTTACACCGGCGACGAAACGGGATGGGTGAATGCTAGCGGTAGCGGATCAACATTTGCTGGGGTGTCGTACTCAGATGTCCTCGCCGGGACGAACATCAGTTTCCAGGACAATGGCGACGGCACTGTTACTTTAAACGTCTCTAGTGGCACGGCCGTTGTCGGTGACGGTGACTACGGGGATGTTACGGTATCTGGCGGTGGCACTGCCTGGACTGTTGACCCGGGTTTTAATTTCGTCGCTTTCCCCGCTAATCCAACATCTCCAGGTGTTCCGGGGCAGATGGCGTTTGATGCGACTACCGGAGTATTAGCAATTTGCACTTCGTCAAATACTTGGAGATACATCATCACCGCTGCGAGTTCGTTCTGATGCGCTTCTTCGCTTTTATTCTTTCTGTTCTTGTGGCTGGCGGCGCTTTTGCAGCCGCCGTAGGTTTAGTCGATTCCACCACTCAGCAGCCTATTCCAGACGCCGATGCGCGGTACGCGGGCGCGTCTCACGCCGCGGAGCACGCCTCCGGCGGGGCCGACCCCGTGTCGCTGAGCGCCGCACAGATTACGTCCGGTGAGCTCCCGGACGCGCGTGTCGCCGACACCATCACTGCCGGGCAGCTCGCTGCGGACCCTGTGGCCTGTCCTGGCGGGCAGTTCGTCACCGACCTGTCCGCGGCGGGCGTGCTGACCTGCGCTACGCCCCCTGCCGGGTCCAGCACGACGTTCGATGGCGGCACCTATACTGAGGTCACCTTCGGCACCAACGTGACGCTGGTGGATGACGGAGATGGCACAGCGACCGTCAATGTCAGCGCCGGTACGGCGACGCTCGGGGACGGCGACTACGGCGATGTCACAGTATCCGGCGGCGGCACCGTCATCAGCATCGACCTTGGGGTTATTGGCGTCTCCAAGCTGGCGTCGGCGGACTTTGGCGACTTCACCTGCAACGGCACGACGTGCACGCTCGATGCCGCGTACCTCACGACCGAGACCGACCCGGTTTACAGCGCCGATCCCGCCGCAGGCATCACCGCGCAGAACATAATTGACTGGACCGCCGCGTTCGGCTGGGGTGACCACGCGCTGGCGGGGTACCTCACGACCGTGGCGTCTGCCGACATCACAGACAGCAGTGCGGCTGGTCGAGCAATTCTGACTGCGGCCGACGCCGCTGCGCAGCGGGCGTTGCTCAACGTGGAGGACGGCGCCGCGGCTGACCAGATCGCGGCTGAGGTCCCTGTTGCGCTTAACCCCACCACTTATACTGCGGCAACTGCCGACGTCGAGGCGCATCTGACAGGCATCAATACGGCTCTCGGATCGCTGGGCGGCGGGCATGATGCCGTCACGGTGACGGACACCACCAGCGTCGATCTGACGCTCGGCGGCGCCGGCGGGCAAGAGTTGTCCGCCGCCGTCATTCCAGGCGGCCTTGATGCGCTGGCTTTGCAGAACGCCCCGGCTGAAGCCGGAGCAACGGCTGACCAGGCTGCGGCCGAAGTCCCTGTATCCCTGAGCCCGACCAACTACAGCGCTGCGACCCCTGATGTCGAGGCGCATTTGGTGGGCCTCAACACGGCACTCGGGGCGCTGGGCGGCGGGCATGATGCTGTCACTGTTACTGACAGCGCTAGCGTCGATTTGTCGCTCGGAGGTGCTGGTGGGCAGGAGCTGACCGCCGCAGTCATCCCGGGCGGCATTGATGCGCTGGCCTTGCTGAATGCTCCGGCGGAAGCTGGCGCAACTGCTGACCAGTCCGCGGCTGAAGTGCCTGTATCTTTGAGCCCGGCCAACTACACCGCGGCAACTGCCGACGCTGAAGCGAATTTCGTCGGTGTTGATGATGCTCTCGGGCTGCGCCCGCTGGCTACGGACATCGCTGCCGGCGCCATCACTCCCGCCGCGGGCAACCTCGATTTGACCGGCACGAACGGGCAGATTCTTGTGTTGGACTTGGTGGGCAATGTCGTCGCCGGTACGCTGACTGACGCAGCGATGACGCGTGTCACGACCCCGACCGCTGGCAGCGTCGAGTCCTGGTGGCGCAACCCAATGGCCTACGACGCAAGCATCGTCGCTATCTGGTGCGAGAGCGACCAGACGGTCAACCTTGATGTCCAGGTGGATGATGGCACGCCGGCGGATGTGGTGGGCACGGACATTGTTTGCACCTCCACACCAGCAGCTACGACCGTGTTCGGCGGCGACACCATCGTGTCGTCCGGCGAGACGCTGGACATCGCCATAACGTCGGTGTCCGGCGCTCCGACGTGGCTGTCCCTCCAGGTGGTGGTGGAGTACCAGTGA